TCTCCAGACGTGTATGTGGTCCATTCAGATAAGGTTTCTGAACTTACGACGGAGGATATTGCAAGGAAGATTCATGCTTTGGTTCAGAGGTTTGAACCGGTGAGGATCGTGGCAGACTCAGGCGGACTAGGAAAAATGATTGTGGAGGAGTTGAACAAGCGTTACGAGTTGTCCGTCTGGCCTGCCGAGAAGTCGAAGAAATTGGATCACATTCAGTTGATCAACTCAGATTTCACCAACGGCAGGATCTTGATTGAGGACACGGTTTCGACAGAACCGTTGCGTGATGAGTTGAGTTTGTTGGAATGGAACCTCGCAGAGAAGGAAAAAGGACGGTACATCGAAAGAGATGACCTGGAGAACCACTGTACTGATGCAATGCTCTACGGATGGCGTGAGTGTATGCACTACCTCCACCGGACGGAGACGCCTCAACCAATCCACGGCAGTCCTGAATATTTTGAGCAGTTTGAGAAGGAGTTGGAGGAGGAGTGTCTCCGGAATGTTGAGGAGGAGGAAGAGCCTGAATGGTATGAAGTGAATTACACTGATCAAGTTTACCCGATCTAACATGCAAGCAGCTTTATCCAATATGAACCAACAGGTTTACGATGTTTCTACAACGGTTCTTTTACATTTCACCAAGTATGAATACAAATTGCTGAAGGCATTGATTGAAAAAAAAGATTCGGAATTAAACAAGTTTAATAAACACCAACTCAATCTTTTATCTGACAAGATTCTTAATGATGAACGGTGCTGGTTCAACCAGCCGGAATAGGAACTGAGTCATGGCAAAGAGGCAACAAGAACGATACCGGCGGATGAAGGTCACGAAACCTCGTGATGTCTCCGCAAAAGCAATCGGCAAGTCGCTCGTTGCAGGATCTCTTGGAATGCCTGCCGATCTTGCTCAGATGGCAATGATGGCACAACCTGGAGCCATGATGTCGCCTACGGTTAGAGAAGCAGCCGATCAGATGCCTCTGACCTCCGAGAAGATTGCCCAGAGCATGGACGTGGACACGGAGTCTCCAGAGTTTCTGACCGGCTCCGTCCTCGCACCTGGACCTCCAGGTTCTAGTGCAGTCAAGCTGGCAAAGGCCGGAACGGTTGCAAAGAACATTGTCAGTGCCATACCGGTTGTCGGTGCGTTGAAGAAGTTGAAGACGCCTGCCGTGCCAATTGGTGATCGGAAGATTGTATCAACAAGATTCCCGACGGCAGTCAAGGCAGACGAAGATCCAGTTCAGGATTTACTGATTGTTGACCTAGAAACACTGCAACGAGATCCGGACCAGTTTAAGCACAATGTCAAACTGACAAGCGGATATCCAAACCTCAAACTTGCCGGGACTCCTGCACAACGTGGTGAGCAGTTTATTGAACACGTCAAGGATAATCTGATCTACCTACACGACCAAGTTCCGGATGCAACAAGGCAAAGATCAAAACTCTGGTATGACGGCGCAAACACCATGACCAACAATTTTGCAGAAGTTTATCAAAAGCCTCCGGAAGTTGTTGCCGGAGTCTTTGCCGTGCTATCTCCGCAAAAAGATTGGTTCATGAATGTCAGTCTTGGAGAACGTGTTCTTGATGTCATGACCAAGAAGCAGAATGATCCTTGGACACCAGAGATGCAGGCGACGGCAGAAAGAATTTATGGCAAACCTCAATACAAGCCAATTATTGATGAGGTCAGCGGAAAGACGTTGTCTCAGTTAGAAGATGCAGAACAAAAAGCAATCTGGGTCCGTGTGTTTGACGAAACCTACAATCCTCGTGAGCATCGGGTTGTTGCTCCAGAAGGAAACTTTGAGCAGATACGACTTGGTCAAACTGGTGCGCCGGTCAAAACCGGATGGGGTTCCAACAACGAAATAAAAAAAGCAATCAATATTATTGAAGACGGATCAATGGCAAACATTTCCAAGCAACTTGGAAGTCAGCATAAGGTCCGTAACTTTTACAACAACATCATTGATCCAAAAAGCGGAGAAGGTCATGTGACCATTGACACACATGCCGTTGCTGCCGGTCTTATGCGACCATTGGCTGGTGCAGACATAGAAGTTGCACACAACTTTGGAAGCAACGTCAAAGGCACTGTTGGTCCTAAAAATTCAGCATTTACCGGCATGAAAGGCACCTACGGAATCTATGCTGAAGCATATAGACGTGCAGCCAAGGAACGTGGTATATTACCGAGAGAAATGCAGTCTATTACATGGGAAGCAATCCGTGGTCTATACACGCCTGGATATAAAGGCAACAAGGCCAACGTGAAGGTCATTGACGACATCTGGACTCAGCATAAAAAAGGAAAGATCAGCTTAGACGAAGCACGACAACAAGCACTTGATCATGCAGGAGGAATCGATGCGCCAGAATGGGAGGCGACTGTTAACATTCCTGAAGTTAAAAATGCAAAAACAAATAAAGCAGTTAAAATGATTTTAGATGATCAAGTGCTTTATCACGGCACCAATCAAGCCGATCTTAAAAAATTAAAGTCTGGAATCACACCGGATGACGAATTTAAAGGTGTTTCATTAACAAATGACCCAGAAGAAGCTTTGCTTTTTGCACAAGAAAAAGCAGACCGTAGTGGTGGCAAACCTATTGTTTACAAAGTCCAAGTTAAAAAAGGCTCAAAAAATCTAGTTGATTTCAGAGAAGTCATGGAAGAACTTGGTGAGGATTATACAGATGCAGATGTTCAAAAATTTTTAAAAGACAACAATTATGATGGGATTGATTATTCAAGTGAACCGATGCTTGGATATGGAATTCGCTTTAAAGATCCTAAAAATTTAAAAATTGTTGGCAAGGAGTAAAAATGGAAGAGACTGAAGACGGATACATCCGTATGCTAAAAAGAAATAATATTCCAGTAACACGAGAAAACTATCTTGGATTGGTATATCCGGATGGTGTACCAGAAGATTTTGGTGCAGAGTTGGAAATGGAACTTCCAGAACAATTTAGAGAAAAATGATCCGTCCATCCATAGATCAGATCAAAGACCTGACCGTCTTTCTAAAAGACAAGAAAGTAGCACGTTTTTCCGGCCTCGGAATCGAGGTGGAATTTATGCCTGACTACACAGAAATGATGCCAGAGAAAGCACATGCATCAACGGAACTGACAGAAGAGCAACTGAAATTCTTCTCGTCGGAGCCTGATGTATTGGTACGAACATAATAACTCGGAAGTCTGCAACGCCGTTGTTGACTTAGTCCAGAAGCTTCAGCAAGACCATTCCGAGCGCATCCAGTCCAATCTGGAATTCATGCGGATGTATGGTCAGAAAAACTACACACAACTAGGAACTTCCGGCGCCTTGTTTAAAGGCCAGCAAGCCGGTATGCGGTTCAATCCCAATGTGATGCGCCTGAACGTGGCACAAAGTCAGGTGGATACCATCACTTCCAAGATCGGCAGAAATAAGCCTCGGCCTCTATACCTGACACGTCAAGGCGACTACATGCTCCGGCGAAAAGCAAAACGTCTCGGTGATTCAATGGAAGGTCTGTTCATGGAACAGAACCTCTACAACCTCATGCCGAGAATTTTCACTGATGCATGTGTTCAGGATCTAGGCGTCCTCAAGATTTTCCGAGAAGGTGACAAGATCAAATCCGAGCGTGTCTTCTCAAACCATCTATTCTGGGACTTTGACGAGGCTTTGTATGCTGCACCACGGTCCATGTTCCAGAAAATGGAGATGCACAAGTCGTCTCTGATCCACATGTTTCCGGAAAAGTCTCAGCAAATTGAGGCCTCCGGCATTGCAGATTCCTACTCTCAGGAAGCAGACTACGAGCAGGAACTGACTGATTGCTATGAAGGCTGGCACTTGCCTACCAGTGAAGACTCAGACGATGGGCGCCACGTCATCTGTCTGGACGGAGTCACGCTGCTCGATGAACACTGGAACTACGACAAGTTTCCGTTTGTGTTTCTGAGATGGTCCGATGCTCCTCTCGGATTTTCAGGCACGAGCCTCGTTGAGCAGCTTGATCCGGTACAACGTGAAATCAATAGCCTCTTGATCCGCATTCAGCAATCGATGGCACTGATGTCCAGTCCGTACTTCTTTGTGCCGATTGGGTCGAAGGTCAGTCCTAATCACCTCCGGAATGCACCTGGAACCATCCTTATGTATGCCGGACAGCAACCTCCGGTGGCGTATGTTCCTCAAGCGATGTCCGGTGAGGTATACAATCACCTGGATCGTCTACTTCAACGAGCCTATGAGATCAGTGGGATCTCAGAATTATCTGCAACTGG